AGTTACATGTCTTAACAATTATGACTGTTACAATCGAAGACGGTGGACGCACAAACATGTATGCCACCGAGCCCCAAATGTACATCGACCCTAAGGTAACAACAGCAATGCAAACTGAAACATACGAAACTCATAACGAAAAAGCAGAAAAACTCAATGGTCGCCTCGCTATGCTGGGACTCATGAGTGCTTTCCTCTCTTACGCAGTCACAGGCAACCTCTTCTTTGGAGTTTGGTGATTGACCTGACCATCTAAATATGATACAATACTGGGGTGGCATTGCTGCCCCATTTTAATGAGACTTACTATGAAAAACCTAATAGCAATACTGCTAACACCTATGCTCATAGCATGTTCCCAACAACCACCCGCTTCAGCAGTTGGTAACATCATTGAGCAAAAACAAGATCCATACTATGAATGTATTGACTGCTCCCCTGAAGAAGAGAAAGTAGTAGCAGTACTGCAAGAGAAGAATATTGTAGACAAGAATGCTATTGCAACTATTCTTGGCAACATCAAACAGGAATCTAAATTCATTGCTAACATCTGTGAAGGTGGTGCTCGTGTGAGTTACGAGAATTGTCTTACTGGTGGGTATGGAATCATTCAGTGGACTAGCGTCAATCGCTATGTCAACCTGGGTAAATTTGCAGAAAAGTTTGCCTGTGACCCAAGCACATTTGATTGTCAACTGCACTATATGGTGAATGAATATACCTTTGTGCGTCAACTACCATACTTCCAAGGATCTGGTCTTGCAATCGCAGACTATATGCGACCAGCGTATCGTTGGTTGGGATGGGGCATCAAAGGTAACAGGGAAGTATATGCCTGGGACTATCTAAATAAACTACAGTTGACTTCTTGAGTCATGTATTCTTTAGAATTTTATTGTCAAGGTGATTGGGTTAGACTAAAGCATTACACAAACCTATCCCCTGCCAAAGCAGACTTCCTCCTCTACGTCATAGGACTGGGGTCTGAAGCATTCAAAACCGACAAACAATTTAGGAAAGTATTACATGATTGAAGACTGGCGCTATGACGACGGCAAGATGCTTGAGAGGCAACTTGCATTGACTTGTTTCATTCGGGAGTCTATTGAGATAAATAGGAATACATACGAGTTTTGTCACTACTATGTCTCCAATGGCCTGATGGACTTGCCAAAGGATAAAGATAAATTGCAGGAATTATTTGATCAGACAGGTGGAGATCTATTCGGTCACCTTAGTGGCAAACTCTTCAAAGAGTACACTAAGTGGAATGACCTGAATGAAGAAACCGCTCTCAACAAAGAAAGCAATCAAACAAATAATCAAACAAGCAAAGAAGCATCCTGACTGGTATACACCAGAGGAAGTTATGTATGCTAAACTGATAAAGAAAACCATCAAGAAAGAAAAGTAATTGTTATGCGTATAGTGATCGTCGGCGGCGGTACATCTGGTTGGATGACTGCTGCTGCATTTTGTAAGACATTCCCCGATTGGGATGTAACCCTTATCAAATGGGGTGATCCTATTGGGGTTGGTGAAAGCACTACCCCGCATATCAATCAGTATCTTAAGTTTATGGGGATACCTGATGAGGTATTCCTACCAGCAGCACGAGCAACATTCAAATCATCTTCACGTTTTGATGGTTTCGCAGAAGAAGGTAAAGTATTCCACTACCCTAACGGGCAGAGCATTACTCAAACAGTAAAGTTTCAAGAGTGGATGCTTGCTAAGGAGTATCATCCAGAAGGATTGCCAGAATTCTCCGAGACATTCATGCCCTTTGTTACAGTGGCAGAGCAAGGAAGGTTGCCACTTAACAACGAAGTATTGGATCCCTATGACCTCGCGAAAGACAGATCATTCCACATCAACGGAGCAGCATTCTCAGAGTTCCTTAGAGAAACCTACTGCAGTAATCTTACGGTGGTTGATAGTAAAGTTAAGTCGGTTGTTAACGAAGGAAAAAACATCAAACATCTCGTGGTTAGTGGAGGACACTATTCACTCGGGGGAGAGAAGGTTTACGCAGATCTCTATATCGACTGTACTGGGCAGCAGGCGGTCCTCTCGGGCTCGTTAAGCAAGTGGAAACCATACGATAGTATCCTAACTGACACTGCTCTTGTAGTTAAAACTGATTATGTCAACCGTCGTGAAGAGATGGTCCCTTATACTAATGCCAAAGCAATGTCTGCTGGATGGCAGTGGACTATACCTACCTATGATTTTATTAGTAGAGGGTATGTATTTGGATCACGTTTCCAAAGTGAAGAAGATGCCCGTAAAGAATTTGGATATGAGGATGTTAAGGTAGTCAAGTTTGAGAATGGTAGACACGAGAGAGCATGGACAGGTAACTGTGTGTCTATCGGACTCTCGTTTGGATTCATTGAGCCACTTGAATCAACATCACTATTCAATACTCATCATGGCATCCTTGCACTGATGGATATCTTGCAGGAAGGAAACTTACCTGGACAATTTGCACGAGACCGATTCAACTACAACCTATCTGAGCACATGGATGGGTGGTGTGAGTTTGTTGAGGCACACTACTACTACAGTCGCCGTCGTGACACACCCTTCTGGCGTGCTGCATCAGACGAAGTTGAATATAATGTCAAAGGCACCCATGAAGTGGTGCAATACATCCTATGCGGCAATGAACCCATAGCACATGGTGAGATGCCCGTCTTGCACATCCTGGCAGGGTCTGGTTACACCAATATCAATACCAGACTCAACGAATATTACAAGATTCCTGAGCTCGTCACCAAGAGAAAGGTGAGTGAATGGATCTACAGACACAACAGAGTCCTGCAGTATGCAGAGACCTGCCCCCCTATGACAGATTTTTTATCGTCCACCTTCGATTACGCTTGACAAGGTGTTGAAAATCATATATAGTATGTCCAACGTTACGAAACGTTAACCAACGACGCCTTACCAAGACTAAACAGCGTCATTAAACAACAGTCTTTAATACCTGTCTCTGAGGGTGAGATAGGAATACAATACCAGTGTTTCCCTGCACTCTTAACTAACCCTTTTCAATGTCAACACTTTCAAGGCAACAACAATCTACCTCTACGTGGGAATCTTTCTGCGAGTGGGTAACCTCCACCAATAACCGTCTGTATGTCGGTTGGTTTGGTGTGCTTATGATTCCAACACTGCTTGCAGCAACTATCTGCTTCATTGTTGCATTCGTAGCAGCACCTCCCGTCGATATTGACGGCATCCGTGAGCCCGTCGCTGGCAGTCTCATGTATGGTAACAACATCATCTCTGGTGCTGTCGTACCATCTTCAAACGCAATCGGTCTACACTTCTACCCCATTTGGGAAGCAGCATCTTTGGATGAATGGCTTTACAATGGCGGTCCTTTCCAACTGGTAGTCTTCCACTTCCTCATCGGCATCTATGCATACATGGGACGTGAGTGGGAATTGTCATACCGTTTAGGTATGCGTCCATGGATCTGCGTAGCATACTCTGCACCTGTTGCAGCAGCATCGGCAGTCTTCCTGGTCTATCCATTCGGTCAAGGATCTTTCTCTGACGCAATGCCCCTGGGTATCAGTGGCACCTTTAACTACATGCTTGTCTTCCAAGCAGAGCACAACATCTTGATGCACCCCTTCCACATGTTGGGAGTCGCAGGTGTCTTCGGTGGATCACTCTTCTCAGCAATGCATGGTAGTCTTGTTACTTCTTCACTCGTCCGTGAGACGACTGAAACTGAGTCACAAAACTATGGTTACAAGTTCGGTCAAGAAGAAGAGACATACAACATCGTCGCAGCCCATGGTTACTTCGGTCGTTTGATCTTCCAATACGCATCCTTCAACAACAGCAGAAGTCTTCACTTCTTCCTTGCTGCATGGCCTGTGGTTGGTATCTGGTTTACTGCACTGGGCGTAAGCACCATGGCATTCAACCTGAATGGTTTCAACTTCAACCAGTCCATCCTTGATGGTCAGGGTCGTGTGCTCAACACTTGGGCAGACGTTCTCAACCGTGCAGGTCTGGGTATGGAAGTGATGCATGAGCGCAACGCTCACAACTTCCCACTCGACCTCGCTGCTGCTGAGTCCACTCCTGTGGCACTCACCGCACCAGTTGTCGGTTGATACTCTTTGTGGTATAATAAGAGGGACCTCACGGTCCCTTTTC